GTTTCCCAGTCACGATCTAAACAAGCGCATCGGCGTTAACAAGCCCAGAAGCCATCGCTTCAACAATTCTCGAAAGCCCACTACCTGCTGCTTCATCACGGATCGTCAATGAGGAAATAGCTGCGGCAACACCGAGGATTTCCTGCTCGGAGGCTCCGATTGCCGAGAAGATACCCGCAAGCCTTGTACCGACAGTGAGAATCTGTGCCTCAGTCGTACCGAAGTTATTACCCAGTTCGGTAATGACCGATGCCAGTGCCACCACATCTTCGAAGCCACCACCGCCAGCGACATTCAGGAAACGAGCAAGATTCGTGGACGCGGCTTCTGCATCGAGATTATCAGCCGTGACACTAAGTAATGCAATCGCTTTTGTAAATTCCGGTATGTTCTCGATCTCAACGCCCAACTGTCCGGCAATGGCAGCAATTTCAGCCAACTGATCCGCACCGCCGGGCGTAAAAGCGGTTAATCCAGTAGTTGCCATACTCCGTATTGTCGTCTCAAGATCAGCGAACTCGTCTTCGGAGGCATCGACAGTTTTACGGACGTTGGCAAATGCTGCCTCAAAATCCACCGCAGCTTTGATACTTCCACCAAACGCCGCAGCAATAGGTATCGTGAGATTGCGTGTGAGATTTCTGCCGACATCAGCAAAAGTCCGCGAGGCATTGGCAGCAAAGCCCTCAACATCCCGATTGGCATTGCTCAGAGACGTTGCAAGACCAAGCGTATTTCCAGTTATAAGAACTTGAAGATGAGAAATCGTTGTAGCCATGAACACCTGCGATAATGGGATTATCGTCTAAGCTACAACCGATGTAGGGCACTGAACCAGTCAGTGCGTCCTCAGACTTTATTTCTTTTGTTTATTTTTCTTATTCAACGCTTTCGCTTTTCCAGATTCGAAAGCGAGGATTTCCACAATATCACCATACGAAAGTTCGTCAATTACGTCCAGCGTGTACCCGGTTATACTCCTGATCCGTTGCCTAGTGAAGCGAAAATCGAAATCGCCAGTCAGCGCATCAGAAGTCTCAAACATTATCGTCCGGTATACCGCTTCAGAAAATTTTGCATGAGATCATTTCCCTCTCGCGCAACCATATTCGCAATCCTCAAGAACTGTGTAAAGTGTTCCATGTTAAGATAGGTCGCTTCCTTATCGGGCTTGCCCATACCAGCGGGTAACTTCGTTACACAGCGCATCAGTATAGGGATCATGCTATCAATATCTGCTGCGGTTATCGCCTTCTGCATATCACTAAACTCACGCGCATTGAAAACCGACAAATCAATCTCAACACCCTCTATCAGTTCTTGAGATACCTCGGTCTTCATTTCCAGATACTTGCCATAAATGGGCAATACGATGTCTTGAAACGAAAGTTTCTCATAGGTTTCCGCCTTATCCGGCGGCCCCCATTCTTCGGGACATTCACTGACCACCAATGAGAGATGTTGAGCGAATACGGTGCCATCTTCTGCACGAAGTTTGGCAGTGTACTCTTGCATCTTACGGACTTTCAATTTCTTCAGATCAATCTCGACCTGATCCATCCATTGCCCATTGTTCTTTGTCATGCTATATCCTTATTATGCCCAGGTCGCTGTTCGACCATCGTCAATAAACACCGAACCAATATTGACAAACGCACCATCAACCTCGACTTCCTGATCGTAGCCTATGGCATGATTCGCTCGTGATACTTTCGCATCAATTGACCATTTCGGCTTACCCGTTGCTGTGCCTTCTGGTGCCCAGGTCAAGGTCCCTGCCGAACCCTGCTGCAACTTTGCCAACGCGGCATCAGCAGGATCATATATCGCAGTCAGCGTTGGCTCACACTTCTCAATCGTCAGTGCGTGCTTCCGCAAACTATCGCCGCCTGCCGTAACCTCCACCGTATCATGATCCAGTCCCGGATCAAAATTCCGAAAAATGCCCGTTATATCTACTCCCAAAAACTCAACATATAAGTCACGTCCTGTAATTGGTGCCATTCCTAGCTCTCCTTACTTGCTCTCACTCGGTAGACTCCGCCATCGTAGTAATATGGCTTACCCTCTACCATTTCGATGAAATGTACAAACTGAAGATGTTGCAAGCGATAAATCTCCCAGTCACCACTTATCGTTGCATCTTGCTCGTCGAGAGCGTCCCGGATCGCCACCGACATGTCAGTGGATTGTCCGGTTTGTGCGCTGATTGCCAGAATCGCGTATCTCAGGTCAACGATTTCCTTGCCATAAGTTTTATTGTCTCCACCTGAGTTCAAATCAATAATAATATACGGTAAAGTCGCGTTATTTTTCGCCTGTTTGATCCATATCCTATCGGATACAAGTCCTGATATGGTCGGATCAGCCAGTAACTTTGCGCGAATACCAACTTCTATCTCACGTCTCATGAGATAACCCCCGACACAATCGGCGGCAACAACGTGGTCGGAGCAATTAATGCTCTGGTCGAACCACCTTCCGCTTCAAGGAAACCACGAAACTTCGACGGTACACGCTTCTCAATCTCAACTGCCATCGGACCCATAAACGGTCTCGGTGCCATTCTGAATGTGCCGAATTCGAGATGCACAGAATAAGGAACATCTGTGGCAACTGCCCATTGCAGCGGGGCATCTTTGCGAACAGCGATACTCCGTTTTAGTCTTCCGGTGTCGATATTTGGCGGGTACCCCGGCTGAGACGCCGTGTGATCGCCACCTGCGATGAATCGACGGCTTCGCACCTTCCCCGGAGGACTGGTACCGAAAGATTCCTTCACAAATTCCTGCCCTTCACGAGCAAGCAAACCAATACGAAGATCAGCAGAAGTCAATTGTCCCCCGATCAGTCGCGGAATATTGTTAAAGAGTATCGCTACCTCTATCTGTACTGGCATTATTCAACTCTCGATGTCACTACTCTGCGAAATGCCCGTAAGCTATGGTCATCATGAACTTGCGAGACCTGGTATTCATCGCCACTTAATTCTATCACATCCCCGCCACGTACATCAGCATCATGCGGTACAGTGAACTTGAAGAAAGTGATATTCGCCTCCTGCCTACCAATCATTTCCGTTTGTTCACGGAGTTCAATCGGATCAATCCGGCAAATTACCGTACCTGCGGCTGCCAGTGTCTCGGTATCAACAAAGCCATCATCCACAGTCTCAGTGAGCCGTTTGATAACACAGGTATCGGGCATCAGTTCAACAACGTCGGCTCTCAGATCAGTCAATTCATCATCAGTCATCATTACCATCGGGCATCTCCCCGAATCACACGACTCACTCGTGGTTGCGCTTGGCGCATAAACCGATCCGCCATATTACGATATTCCTTCACCAACTGATTGCGCTTCAGTTTATGATTGTCCGTCTCCACGTCATAACGTCCTGCTACATGACTGGCTTTGATGTTCCAAATCTTTGCCGCAGCACGTTCCAAATCAAATGTGCGATAGGTCAGATAGCGTGTTCCCGCAGCCTGATCCGCAGAAAACGTAACCTGCTTAGACGGATAATTGATGGACCAGTCGCCAGAACCAATCGCACTACCATTGCTATCCTCGATTCGAAATATAATCTCCGAACCGTCGTGCCTCTCCACCGGACCATGCTGCCAGAAATAATCCTTATACTCGATGGTGCCACCGTTATTAAAGGAAACCACCCTCATCGGTTCACGGACGATCATCTGGCGATGTTCGTCAAGAATATCCTGAATCTGGTCATCGGTCCAGTAAGCCGTCCCGTTGACGGAATAATCCTCGGTTCCAGCCTCGGTTGCTACACGAAGTTCTTGTATGAGTTCTACCATTCCGGCTCTTGCTGTCATTTCTCAACCTTTTTCAAGGTAAAGGTCAAATTGTCCCCAACTCGATCCCGTTGGATCATCTGCCAGAATCGACCTTTTGGATCATAGAACTGACCTAATGCGATATGCCAATCCTGACCAACACAGAAGTAATCGAAGTTCTGTATGTGAAACCCACGCTGATGCGTTGGATCAATCAGGTGATTGTCCGTGCCCCACACCGGAACTTGGAAATGCAACAACTTCCCCGGTTTCAGGATACGCCAGCACTCATTAAGCCACTGCGGAATATCGAGATGCAGATGCTCAAACACATCAATCGCAATAATCCGGTCACATATCTCGTCTTTGATTCCAACGATGGACTTTGTATACGTCATATCAAGATCAGAAGCCTTTTCTTCGAGCAAAGCCTGTGCCAGATTGTCGTTTTTCCAGAACTTCTCAGGATACGATTCGTGATACCCTGCACTTTTACTACCCCAAGGAAGCACATCCAGATCAAACCAGATGTCAATATGCTCACTGTGATCCCAACGATCATGGCGCACTGTCGTAATTGCCTGCGGCTCCATACCGCAGCCTAGCTCAAGCACCAGCGACTTCGAGTTGCCGTTCTTCAACATTGGTTCCTTGTCCTGCTATTCGTGTCAATGCTGGCTTCATCCATGTTTCCCACACATGGTCGATTTCGTACTGAGACATGGAATGAACTGCGAGATTCCGTAATTCCTCATTATTCCGATTCTGATAAGCATTGACCAGACAATCGAAGATTCTCGATGCTCTGGGTAATGCCATTGTTGAACCCTGCGGTGTGAAGAACAGGTCATCCTCGTCGATTTCCACGAGCCACCCGGCATGGCATAGTTCGCTCTGTGCTGTGAAATCCGACAGAATCACCGGGCAACCTGCCGCCTGTGCCTCTATCGCGGGAACACCGAAGCCCTCGCCCATCGAGGGCATCAAGAGTACATCAACTGCGTTATACAGGTAATTCATACGCTTCTGCGTATAGACTCCCGCCTCCATCATGTTACGATCTGCTACCGACATATTCTCTCCCGGAACCCCGTAAAAGTCCCGTAGTGCAGCGATGTCAGTACCGTTATACCCCACTTTATCAGTGTGAAGATAAAGGTGAGCAGTGGGATCGACGTCTCGCAAAAACTGACTAAACGCCTTGACTGCCTGGGGGAAACCCTTTCTGGACGGGTATCCACCTTTGTTGGCTCCTACCATTGTGACCAAGAAAGTATTCTCGTCGAATCCCCACTGCTGACGAGCTTCTGACCGATCAAGAGGATGATACACCTCCCGGTCAAATGCGTGTGGTGCGTAATACGAGTCCTCCCCCGATCGTGACTGGGAAAC